TCCAAATATTCATTTTGAATACGCAACATATAATATCCTTGTTCGTTGGACGAATTGAACCCCAATGATTTCATTTTTTTAATAACATTATCATAATCATTTTTGGTAAAAGGTTTGTTTGACTTTGTTCCAAAACGAACTTCCAATTCTTGATTTTTCTTGATATCTTTTGTAAAAGGAGAATTATTATAATAGATTTGGACCAACTTTTTCAAATCCATTCCTGAGGAAGAATCTGGTCGTGTCGATTTGTTACTACTACTATTACTCATTTACTATAGTTTTTATTATATATATTCTACATATATTTTTTATATTATAATTCAATTTTAAAATTATATGTGATAAATGTATTTATATTTTATTTTGTATTAAATATAAATTATATATAATATTTAATTTATGGAAGAAATTTTATTAGAACCAGTAACATATTACAAAAATATGAAGGGTAAAAACATACGCAAAATATTATGCGATATTTTTGGAAAATTATTAGGAATAACCGGTGAAAATATAGATTTAATAAATAGAATTACAAATGATTTTCATAATGCTTCTCTCGTAATAGATGATATTGAAGATAATAGTTTATTACGACGAAATGAAACGTGTGCGCACATAAAATATGGTATTCCTTTATCTTTGAACGCTGGATACTATGCTATTTTTAAATCATTGAGAGAAATAACACATCACTTTAGCCAAAACACGATAAACAAAATAGTGGAATATTTATTTTATATTCACGAAGGACAAGGTATGGACATTTATTATATGCAAAACAAGACAATACCATCATTAGAAGAATATGAAAAAATGATGATATACAAAACCGGATATGCATTCATCATGAATCTAGAATTGCTAATGGATAAATCAACCAATGTTATTATGAAAAAAAACTTTGAAAAATTAAAAAAAATATTAATTACATTTTCTTTGTTTTTTCAAATACGAGATGATTATATCAATTTAACAGATTTGGATTATTGGCATTCTAAAGGATTTTGTCAGGATTTTGATGAAGAAAAAATAAGCTATTTAATCACTTATTTTAAAACAATGAGCGATGAAAACGTTATAGATATGATGAAGGACAAAACAAAGGAAGGCAAAATCAAAATTTTGTTGTTGTTTCATCAGCATGGATTATTTGATATTGTTTATAATAAATTAATAGAATTAAAACAACACATTTTGAGTGAAATGAATTTGTCGATTATTTTTGAACAATTGCCTTTTCATAAATTTGATTTGAATGATGTATATAAAATTTAATATGTTTATAATATATATTATAATGAAAATAGATTATAAACATGTATTGGTTTTCTCTCTTATTTTTATGATATTTGAATATATTTTGTTGATTAGTGAATTGAATAGCTACATGAATATGGTTTCAGATATTCAAGGTTATAAGCTTAATGGATACAAAAATCGAGAAAATAATTTTACTTTCAAGAATGTTATTCTATATAGTATAGCATATATTTCATTTGTCTATTTTTGTTATTATTATATTATTTTCCCAAAAAAATCAATTTTAGAAGGATTTATATTTATTTCTTTTATAACCGCATTATGGGATATGTGTTTGTTTTCTTTATTTGATAAAGCAGTTAAATATTATCCATTGCTTTTGTATGATATATTTATTGTAGCTGGACTATGTATGGTTATATCTCAATATATTTTATATAATTATTATGATGTGTTAAAAAAATATATTCCTTTGTTGTTTGTTTTTTATATTTCAACTATGATATGGTTTTTTTATGAAGTTTATAAATATAATCCAGATTTGTCTAATATTAAAGGTGTTGTATTATTTTAAATTTTCTTCGTTTTCTTCGTTTTCTTCGTTTTCTTCGTTTTCTTCTCTCTTCTAATTACTTTACTATTCATTTGTTTATTCTTTAAAGAATCGAACATTTTGAATTTATCAAAACTTAAAAAAGAAATAGAAGCAATTAAAAACCCTATGAAAAGTAACATTATAGAATAATTACCTTGATAAATATAATTTGATAAAAACGTCATATAATAAATAAATAAACTCAATAAAACAAAAACACATATTCTTGCATACAATTTGTTACCACTTGAATGTTCTGGTGTAAAATAAATGTCTCCTAATACAATTATACTGCTAATTAAAATATTTATCAAAAAAGTCAAATTTTTATAATTAAATATAGTAAAATTTTTAAACGAAGAATAATTAACAATTGTATGATAAAAAATGAAACACCCTGCAATCACATACAAATATTTCCAAATATTATCATTTAATGCCAATAAATCCTTATTTTTAATTGTATCTTTATTTTTTTCTAATTTGCTTGTATAAAATATATCCATCAAATGAGATAGGAATGATACATAAAACCATAATATAGAAAATATTATATCATTGTAAAAAATAATTGAAAATAAAGTTATCGTTAAATATTTTAAAAAATCAATATATAAAACATTAACATTCAATTTTTCGTCGATAATATCGTCATATATTTTTAAAACTATTCCAACTAAAAAACTTAAATAAAGATTAATACTATATTCCATAAATTATTAGTTATTATTCATATTAAAAAATATAAACTAGTACTTATAATTTATATTTTAATAACAACTTCTAAATAGTTTTAGACCTAATGAAAAATTAATATTGAATTGTAGCTGTTTGTAAAAAACTACATAAATATATTTGAATAAAACAATTAATAAACATACCACACATGCACCATTTATTTGAATTAATACTATCAGCGCCTCAACCTGTTGAGGAACCAGTTAAACAAAATAAAAAACAAAAGAAATCCAACAGAAAACTACATACTTTTGAGGAAGAGTTTTCCACCTTGGAAGAAGCGGTGAAAGAGAGAAGAAACTACCTAGAATTTATTACTGAAAAAAAGGTACTACACGGTTTGCCTTACAAAGATTATCCATATGAAGATGTATATCAAAGATGTTGTGAAAATGTGATTGGGTATATTCCAATTCCTCTAGGTGTTGCAGGGCCTATATTATTAAACAACAAAGAATATTATTTACCCATGGCAACTACCGAGGGTGCGCTGGTAGCATCCACATCGAGAGGTGCAAAAGCAATTACAGAATCAGGCGGTTGTTATGCAACTGTTATAAAAGATAGTATAACTCGAGCTCCACTAATTAAATGTCCTAATTTGAGAGAAGCGATTTCCATAAAAAAATATTGTGAAGACCACTACGACGAAATTCAAACAATATTTAATAGTACATCGAATTATGCCAAATTGCAAAATATAAAACCGATCATTGTGGGTAAGTATCTGTATTTGCGTTTTGAAGCTACAACAGGGGATGCAATGGGAATGAATATGATAGGAAAAGGGGTGGAAACGGCTGTTATGTATATTCTAAGCAATTTTCCAAAATCCAAATTAAAATCCATTTCTGGTAATATCTGTGTGGATAAAAAAGCATCCGCGATGAATTGGATTGAAGGCCGAGGAAAATCAGTTGTTTGTGAGTGTGTTATCAAAGAAGAAGTTGTTAAAAAAGTATTAAAAACGACACCTGATAAACTGGTGGAACTAAATTATTTGAAAAATATGGTGGGGAGTTCTATAGCGGGAACAATAGGAGGCAATAACGCACATGCTTCGAATATCGTATCCGCAATGTTTTTAGCATGTGGTCAAGATATTGCTCAAATTGTAGAAAGTAGTCATTGTATGACTTTGATGGAAATCGCGGATAAAAAATCGACCCAAAAAGATTTATATATATCCGTTACAATGCCATGTTTAGAAGTGGGAACTGTGGGAGGTGGAACGCATTTGCAACCACAATCAGCAATGTTAGATTTATTAGGTGTAAAAGGATCCCATAAAACAGATTATGGTAAAAATGCGCGTAAATTAGCCAAAATAATTGCGTCAGGTGTATTGGCAGGAGAATTATCATTAATGTCCGCACTTTCTAAAAATGAACACATGATTGCTCATATGAAGTTGAATCGGAAATGATGTGTTGTTTATTATTACAATAATATTTTTATATAATTTATAATTTTTAATTATATAAAATTGGCATGTAAAAATGCATAAAACAATTAAAAATACTGAACAATCGACTCGTATAATTCCTGTTTTGTTTTCTTTTTCAGCGTTACACGATTTACAAGATCAAGTGATAGTTTATTACAAATATCAACCAATTCAGGTAATTTATAGGAGCTAAATCCCTTGACTGGTTTATCTATTTGATCCAGTTTATAATAGGTGTTTTTATAGGTTTCGATGTCTAAAGACGTTTTTTCACATTCATATGTATATTTAAACGGTGAATGACATACTACAACATGTTGTTTGTTGGTATGTGTCTCTGAACTAACAAACGATAATTCATAATAAGTAGTTTTTCGTAAGTACAAGACAGACAATTCTTCTAAAATACATAGTATTAAAAATGTTTTCACATCTATCATATTTTCATTGACCAAATAATTTTCTACCTCCGACAATGGAGCAATTTTATATTTTTTAATTATATTTTTGTTTTCACGCAATTTATCTACATATTCTATTTTTAGTTTTTTCTCCACAACCATATTGATTGATTCATGTTTCTCAATGTCCAACCTTAGTTTTTCATATTCTACAAATCCATGTTTCATAATAAAAAAACACCAAAATAATTTATCTTTTTCTTTTGGACAAAAAGAAGCAGGTATTACTTGATCTTGAATAGGATCACATGCAACATTTACTGAAAATTCAGTACTACTGCCTACAGTGGTAATACTATTTTGATTATGATTTTGATTACTGATAAACCTATCATTATTAAACATAAACGGTTGTAATGTTTCCAACAAAATATCAGTTTTACTTTTAAATAAATTTTTAGTAATGTTCGATTTATTCATATCTTCTCTCGTATCTCTTCTTACCCTTACACTACTACTTTCGAGTTATCTTTATTATCTTTTACAAAATATACATTTTTATAATCCTCCTTCTGTTGTTCAATAGAAAGTAATTCATTCTCTTGTTCATAAACATATTTTATATAATCTAAAAGCGCATTAATAACATTTCTTTTAACATCACTTAAATTAATATGAACCCCGTAACTATTTTCGTTCAACGTAATTTCTGGATAATTTTTTAAAATACCCAAAATATTTATTTGGTTATATTTTGACATATTTTCAATTTTGTCTCGAATATAAATTAATTCATTCACGTTAATGTATTGATTTTGATCAATAATTTCATTGTTCATGTCATCAACATCTGATACTTCTAGTAGTGTTTCCATATAGTATTATATAAAAAAATAGTTATATAATACTATGGTATAACAGTTTTATATTATTTTTATTTATCTTATTTTTCGATAATAATTCTTGGTTTTTTCATTCCGGTATTTTTTTCTATATTTGTGTTACTATTTATTAATTCTCCTATTATAGATATATAAGAATCATTCAATTCAAACCGTTGTCCAATTACACGAATTTGTAGCATATCCCCTTCTTGAATATTAATAAATTTGTTGTTGTTAAAATGATGATCACGTGCAATAAATACCACAATAGGTGATGGAATTTCTGTAGCACTTTCTGCTCGAATTCCTGCTTTTGTAATATTTTTTGCAACACACATAATATTCATTCCTTCCACTGGGTTACAAATCATACATTCAAAAACGACTTCAAATGATATATTATCTCCTGATATAACTCCACTGGAAAATGTAATAATTTTGGATGATTTTGGTTTAATATATCCTTCTACCAAACATTTACCTTCATAATGATCGTTAATAACATTCTCAATTGTTTCTTTAATATTCCTTCCGATAATAGTAATGGGTAATGTAATATTTCTAGTTAATAATGACTTTGAATAAATATACATTTGATTGTCTTTTTTGTTTTCATTTCCGCTACCATTTGATTTACCAACTCTTTTTTTCTGAGGATTGTTTTGATTTGTTTGTTCTTGGATAGGATTTTCTTGTTGTGGCTCGTCATTTTTTTCCATAGCAATGACTATTTTATTATCATCATCTGAATCATTATCACTCATTTTATAATAGGTTATATGTTATATGTTATATGTTATATGTTATATGTTATATGTTATATGTTATATGTTATATTTTATATGTTATAGATTGTTTGTATATATTGTCTTATTATACTATAGTAAGATAACATATTTAATATCTTTATATTTCAATTTTAAATTTATATTATAAACACACATAGCTAAAAATTATAAATCATGGCTAATTCTGTATCTAAAAACCATATTTTTCCATTTTTTCTTATTTTATTAAAATAACGCATTGTAAATTCTTGCAAAGTACATAATTCCTGATTTACCATCGTTTTGGTATTTTCTTTTGTATATTTTTCTTCTCTCAAAATTTCATTGATGACAGATATATTCTTGGCTTTTGTCTTTTCATCACAACGAGCTCCCGTGTTTCTTTTCGCATTTACATTTTTTATTTTAAAAACATAATGTGATTGTTTTGATTCAAATGAAATAAAACCAACCAATTCATTGTATTCACTTTCTTTTATACTATATTTCTCTCGAATATAAGGTGAAATATCATGAATGTCTTCAGGTTCAGCATTGATCCATGTTTCAGAACCATCCGATCCTTGTCGATTTATAAGAATGTGTCTTTTATCTTTATTATACAACACAATTGCAGAAAAACGTTTCCCTTTGATAATCTTTTCCAAAAAATACGATTTTGCATACCATTCAAAACTATTCTCTTCAAATGTATCACTAGAATACAAATACTTGAATAACTCTACTTTTTCTTTGTAGTTTAACTCAACATCAATAATATGTTCAACCAATAGCTCCATCAATAAACTAATTTCAATATTGTATTCTGTCATCATTTTTTGTATTGTTACACCAATAAATTTATACCAATCATCTTCACCTCTATGAATTGAAACCGTGTTAATTGCTAAATTAAAATATTCTTTCAGTCTTTTTAATAATTCATCTACAGCATGTGTTTTTTTTATTTTTTGAATCTCTATTATTCCACTATCTAGAGAGTTAGGTTTTAATATAGCTGGATTGGCTACATGCATGGATTCATTTTCTTGTTCTTGCTCTTGTTCTTGTTGTTGCTGTTGTTCTAATTCAAAATGTATTTTGTTATGTTTATAATCTATCGGGACACTTCTCTCAAATATACCTATGCGTTCATTGTTTAATTCCATAGGTTGAAACAAATAGTATTCATCAATGTTGATTAAATACCCAGCACGTCCATATTTATCTACAAGTTCATTATCATCCTGAATCATTTCTGTTAAAGTAGCATATATTTGTGAAATGGAGTATTTATGTTGTAAATTTATCCCAGATATTAAATCGGTTTTATTGTAGAAAAACCGTTCTTTGAATAATTGTCGTATTCTCTCCTTAATTTTGTCAGAATTGATCATTAAAAAGGTAGAATTATATGTGTCTTCATTGATGTTTTCTTCAGTTATTTTTTTAAACGGACGACATTTATATTGACAATTATCCATATAATCACATGCAATTGTATATGGAACATCACCAACTGGAAAATCATCTATAACAGTACCATCGGATAATTTCTGTTTTATTTTTTTATTTAAAAATTCGGCAAAGTTTTCTTGTGTAAAATTAGTTTGTCCTTGATTCAATAAACAATCAACAGATGTTTCTTTTAAAATACGAGTTATCTTTCCTATTTGTATAGCCTTATATTCAGCCATTCGATAAATATATAAATCAGCTGATTCAACCTGTTCGTCTTTTAATAGAGTGGTATGCATAAAAATCTCAACATTGCGTTTTTCAAAGGGTAAATCTTTGTGACTAAAACTTCTTACTGCTCTACCAATAATTTGTTCAATACGATTCATATTGTACCATGGATCCATAATATGCACTTGTCTTATAAATTTTAAATCGACACCTTCTGAACCCGCTCTTGAAATTAGAATCACTTTAATTTTCTCTCCATTCATGTTATCATTGTTTGTGAGTGCTTTCACTGCATCGTCATTATTTGGTGATAATCGAATATCACCTGTAATCATTGTATATCTAGCGGGTTTAAAACCTGTTCCACTCGTAGCACTAGCACGAACACGAGGTTTCATTGTTTTTGAATCTAGTGGTTCTGTTGGAGGAGTTTTAAAAAGAGAATTACCTCCGTAACGACTAAATCCCATTTCTTCCAACGCAAGTGCCATGGGTATTAATCCGGCATCAATATACTGTGAATAAATAAGTATGACACCTTCTGATTTCAAAATAGTATCACAAATATTTTTTATTTTACTACTATATTTTCCTATGTTGTCGAGAGAAAAGATGCGTCCATATTGAGAAATGGTTTCTTCTTTGTATTCAAATTTGCCCTTTTCTAAAGGTATTTTTGTATCCACAAAATCCATCATTCTCTCTAAACCCACTTTTCCAATCATTGTATGAGGGTCGGTTTGTGTTTGTGTTTGGGTTTGGGTTGTAATTGTTTCAGAGTTGTCTTCGCTGGTTTGTTCGCTGGTTTGTTCGCCCGACTCACCTTCTCCATCATCTCCACCTATAATTTTTAATAGATTATCATTCCCTGTCAAATTTTCAACCGGATAAACAATATTTAATGCTTCAATTGGCATTTGCAACAACGTATATCCAAATGATTCCATTGACTCGAATGCGGATAATTCTCTCGCTGATCCTAAACCATCAATGTTTTTCCGGTTTTTATTTTTCAAATATTCAATGATATAAGAATAAACATTGGATTGATAATCCCCTATTTTCGTCAAATAAATGCTCGTGTATCTTAAAATATCATCAGGGTTTATTTTCTTCCCATTCATTTGATACAATGGATAGGTAAGATCCTGGTTTTCAAAAAAGGTATCTTTTGGAGAGAAATAATTAGGATAAACACGGAATGGAAATATATATGGGTTCTCTCCACGAACAAAAGAAACATACCCTGTTAATTTTCTCACCAACAATTCTTCGCCTCCTTCTTTGAAATTTCCCTTTTTATCAAAAACATCTTTAATTTCGATTAACCCCCTGTTTTCATTGGCATTCATCAAATTAATAAGCCATATTATTTCCTTATAACTATTATACATGGGTGTAGCAGATAATAAAAGAAGCCTCATATTTTCTGTATTTTTAACAAGGGACATGAGATACAATGCCACTTTTTTATTTTCATTATCTTCTGATATACGGATATTATGTATTTCATCGATAACCAATAGTCTGTTATTAAACTCTTTTTGAATATTCATCATCATTCTTCTTTCTCTCTCTTTTTCATTTTTAAAATCGCCTTTTACACTTTGAACTCTTCGCACATAGTTGGCAAAACCATCGTAACCCATAAATGTGTATGAATTGTTTATCACAACTTTTACTTGATTGATGATTTTTTCTTTGGATATATCCTTTATCATAGTAGGATTGATCTCTTTTAATAAATTATTGCCAATACTGGAATCCAATTGCCATAAACCGTTTTTAGATTTCAATTTACGTTCATCAAACAGCTGTATTTTAAAGTTGTCCTGTACATTGGGAGATGCTATAATCATGATTTGTTTTTTAATACCTAGTTGTTTTAAATATACTCTCATTTCTTCGCAAACACCTATAGATGCTAGAGTTTTACCTGTACCTAAACCATGATACAACAACAAACTGTTATACGGTGTTTGAAACGAGAGAAAATTCCTGACAAAAATCTGATGAGGTGCGAATTCGAATTTTAATTTACTTAAATAATCAGCATGTTCTTTAATATCATGCAAAGACCCATCGTATTGTGTTTCATTGAATTCTTTTCTCTCCGCTATTTTAATATTAAAATTAGGATCATTCAAAGAAGGATATAAATATTCGGATTCTTCTGGATGTTCTGACAAAAACTCATATTCCATTAATTCTTTCTTTAAAAGAAATTTGTTGCATTCTTTACTGAATTGATTTTCTAAATTTCCACAGTTGTTTGTATCAAAATCTGTTTTTAATTCTGAATCGTCTAACTCTTGTTCTTGTTTTGCTTGTTCTACTCCTTTTTCAACTCCTTTTTCAACTCCCTCATCTTCTTCTATTAAATTTTGAATATTATTAATGTCTTCTATTTCACCTATTTCTTCTGTTTCACCTATATTTATTGGATTTATAGTTTCAGATTCTGATTCAGACTCAGAACCACTTTCGAAACCATCTTCATTTTCCTCTTTTATATTCTCATTATTTATCATTTAAAATATAATAATATTGTATTTGTATTATTATATTTTAATATTATATTTTATTATTTTATTTCATTATTTTATATAGGTTAATAACAAATATAAACTACAATGGTAAGATTTGATTTGATAATTTCATATTGGATATTTTTTTGGTATTTACTTTATATTTTTAAAATTACAACATATAGCCCAAAATTAGCATTAATTGTTGCTTTAGTTGGAAATATGATTATTTTATTATTAATGATTATTTACAATACAAGTAAAAAATTGATATTAACATATTTTATTATGGTATGTTTATTAAAAGTTATTCCTTTATACACAATATGGAATAGTAAAATTATAGAAAAAGATATAATTTTAACAGGATTAATTTTTTTAATACATATAATTTGGTTATTTATAAATAAAAAAGACACTATTAAACTAATTAATAATTATAAAAATTTAATATTATACAGCAAAAATTCCATGCCTGGAATGATGTTATTATTGGAGAAATTTAAATTTTGATTATATAAAAACACATAATTATCACTGACACAAAATAAACTCTTGTAAAATTTTATTAACATTTGTTATGATTGTTTTTTTTTCTAAATTATAAGGTCGAATGCTTTCTAGGCATTGTTCTATTGTTTTCCATTCTAATTTACTTACCTCTGACTGTTGATACAATGTTAAATCATAATCAGAATATGAATCAAAAACAGTAGAATTATTGGATCCAATGGAATCACTATTTTTTATAACTCCTAAAAAATATTTGTGTTTGTATATTTTGTGATTAGATCCAACATAAATTTCTTCGAATGGTAATACATTTTCTATTATATCTATATTTTCTTTTGATATTCCAGTCTCTTCTTCAAATTCACGCAAAGCACAATCAATATCACGCTCTTGGTAATTTTTACGACCCTTTGGAAATTCCCATTCAGTTTCTGTCCAATTTGTTTTACTATTTTCTAATAGTTCGTCTAATATCACTTGTTTATTGTCTATCATTATGCCGTTTTTAATCGCGTCAAATTTTTTAGAACATACATACTCTTCATTTTTATAATTGGATAAATTTACATTCTCACACCATAGTTGTTTCCATAAAAAATCAAAGGGTTGTGATCCTAATATGGTTTTTTCATAATTGGACATTTCATCAATATTATTTTGTATCTGTTCAATATTGTTGATTGAATACTTTCCCTTTATGAAATCGATATATCCAAAACTATTTTTTCTTCTTATCATTAAATAATTTAATATATTATTATTAATTTTAAAAACAATGACACCATAACTAGTTATTGGCAATTTACATTGATATATATTATGATTGTTTTTACCACAATTATTGCATACAGAAGTAGAATTGCTCATATGATTTTAAGATTGATTTATATGTTTATTATGATATCTTTTTATATCATTTCAATTTAATGGCATATCAAAATAAAAAACTTGATCCTGATGTTTGGGGACCCCATTACTGGTTTTTTATTCATACAATCGCAATGACTTACCCTAAATATCCTAATTCAGTTATTAAAAAAAAATACTATGATTTAATTCAAAATTTTGGACTTTTTATCCCAATAGAGAGTATTGGAAATGAATTTAGTAAAATGTTAAATTTGTATCCAGTTGTTCCATATTTAGACTCAAAAGAATCATTCATTCGTTGGACGCATTTTATTCACAACAAAATAAATGAAAAATTAGAAAAACCAGTCATTTCTTTAGAACAATTTTATACGTTATATTACGAACAGTACAAACCCAAAAAAATACATTGGACAGAACATATGCGATTACGAAAAAAAATAATATATGTTGCTTTTATTATTGTGTTGATAGGATTATTAATCTACTTTTATACACAAAAATAATATACATATATATTAGTAATTGCTTGATTTTTATTGGTATTTGTATTAAAATGAATAAAACGAAGAAAAAATATCGATTGCGCGTGAATAACAACTCAAACAACTCAAAAAACTCAAACTACTCAAACAACTCAAAAAACTCAAACAACTCAAAAAACTCAAACAACTCAAACAAACCAACCCAAACAAACAAAAAAACAAAAAAAAACAAATTTGTAACGAAGTTAAACGGTGGTAAAGTATTAGGTTCAGGCGGTTATGGTTGTTTATTAATTCCGTCTGTTAAATGTAAATCCAAAAATGAAAACACATATATTAGAAATGATGATAAACTTAAAAACCATAATAAAAATATTACAAAATTAATGTTGGCAAAAAACGCACAAAAAGAATATGATGAAATCATGAAATACAAGAAATGGTTGGATACCATACCTAATTACAAAAATTATTTTTTGATTGATGATATTGAATTATGCGAACCTAACAAATTATCAAAATCTGATTTGCAAGATTATGAAACCAAATGTAAAGCGTTAAATAAGAAAAAAATCACAAAAAAAAATATTAATAAAAAATTGGATTCAATATTAGCCATTAATATGCCCAATGGTGGAAAAGATTTGGATGATTTTATTAAACAATGTGAATCATATAATGATTACAAAAAAATTAACAATTCGCTTTTAGATCTATTAACACATGCTATAATACCTATGAATAATTTGCATATATATCATTCTGATATAAAAGCCGGAAATCTTTTAATGAATGATGATTATCAATGTAAAATAATTGATTGGGGATTATCAACTAGTTATGCTAATTATAATTCGAATGATAGTTTTCCTATATCTAAAGGCCATTTTAATCGACCAATTCAATTCAATATGCCTTTTTCGGTTATAATATTAAACAATGATTTTAAAGATGGGTATGAAGATTATTTAACATCCAGATTAAAAACAACGGACAACATATATTATTCTGATGTAAGAGCGTTTATTTTACAGCATTTTGTACATATCAATAAAGAATATAAGACTGGACATATTCGTTATATAAATAAAATCATGCGAATATTATTTCATGAAAACATTGAACCACTTTATAAAAAAATAAAAAACGATATAGTCACTGCTGAATACACATATTATTATATTATAGAATACATATCTAAAATTGTTTATGAATATACAGATATTAAAAATAAAAAATTGGATTTGCAAGATTATTTCAAAAAAGTATTTTTAAAAACGATTGATATATGGGGGTTTGTTTTCTCCTATTTTCCAATTTTAAATATAATGAGCTACACAAAAAAAGATAAACTTTCAAAAATAGATATTCAGATTTGTGAAAAAATCAAATTTATCATTATTCATTATTTATATGAAAATCCTTTAGAACCGATTAATCACGTGGATATCAAGAGAGAATTGATGGAATTAAACAAACTATTTGATGATGCGGAGAGAAATAATTCTGAATCATTGCGTAGTATTTTAGAAACATATAAACGTAAGCTAAACAATGAAAAAAATAGTGATGACGTAAATAGTAATAGTGGAAAATCAGGTAACAAAAGTAACACAGAGACAGCTAAATTTATTCAATTTTTTTCAAGCTCTTATTCGAAAAAATAAAATATGACATCAAAAACAATTATATAATTATATGTATATACGTAACATATTATTATATCGTATTATAACATATCGAATTATAACATATCGTATTATAACATATCGAATTATAACATATCGAATTATAACATATCGAATTATAACATATCATATCTCATTAATAGCCAATCAATGAAAATAGAATTATTAATAGCAGGTATTACTATTTTTTTAATGTATAACGCATATCATGATGGAAAATTTTTGAAAAAAATAATGTCCTATAAAAAATATTATCAAATAGCTATATTCGGATTATTAGGTATAGGTATTTATCTTATTATAAAACGTAATCCGAACGATAGTAGAAAAATATTAATGAATGCCAATAACATGGTTAAATATATGCCAATTGATAAATCATCCTTAAATATGATTAGTCCTATTTTAGATTTTACATCACAAGGAGAGAGTGTAGGTTTCAATAATGGATTTGGAAATTCATCTTTTATGAATGATTTAACAAATCAAACGGGAGGGACACAATATCCATATGGAAGTGGGTTTTTTAATAAATTAGGCATTCAATCTTCTGAAAGACGAATATTAGAGTCTGGTCGTGTTAATAACAATTATGGAAATGGAAATGGTAACGGGAACAGTAACAGCAATAATACATATGAAATTGTAGGTAAAAAAGCTACAAAACGTTCTGTAAGTGAAACAAAGAAAAAATATGTAGCATCATTACAAAACTGGAGATGTGGTCATTGTCAAAATCAACTCAATGCATGGTTTGAAGTTGATCATAAAATAAGACTAGAAAATGGGGGTGGTAATGAAGTAGATAATTTAATAGCTCTTTGTAGAGATTGTCATGGTAAAAAAACTGCTATGGAGAATATGTAAAAATAAATTATTTATATAATATAAATAATTTATAAAAGTTATGACAAACACCGTTATTAATAAAAATGTATCAAACTCAAAAAATATATATATTTTTATTTTATTTGGATTTTTATTTTTATTAACATGTTTGTATATTTTTAATCCATTTAATATTGCTACAACTTTTTTCACAATAATAACATTTATTTCTATTTTTGTAGGTGCTTCTTTAATAGCTATATTATTAACTTATAGTAAAGTATCATCCAAAGACAGCTTAAATAACAATACTGTTAGAAGTTTAATATACCGATATATATTGAATGCTGGTATTTTTATTTTAATAATGGGAGGTCTCGGTGTCTTGTTATATTATATTTTTAAAATTTACGGAAATATTCAATCAAAACACTCTATATTAGCATTATTTATCAATTTATTTATTGTCGTTGTATTCTTAAGTATAATATATCGTTTTTTTGATATTGGAACTTATTTAAAAAATAGTCCCTTTTTTCAACTAATATATAATGTTATCATGTATATACCATGTTTATTAATATATTTAATAGAAACACCCATCCATTATTTAATCCCATCAAACATAACAAAAAATGCGAATTCATCTGTAAAAGATGCATTTAATAATGAATACAACAAAACCAATGTAGGATCCTTTGTATTATTGTTATTAATGATTTTGTTATTGTTGATTTATTTGTTTTTTCCATATTTAACTGAGAGAATCCAATTGCAAGGTGGAAAACAAATTACAAATCAAACTATTTATACAAATAATCAAGCTGATTTATTTACAATGCAAAAATTAACGAATATGTCTACACCAGATTATCAATATGGATTATCTTTTTGGTTATATATAGATTCTGAACCACCTAGTACAAGCAATTTATATTTATCCAATGGGTCTGTTCTCAATTTTGCAGAAACACCCAATATTTTATATAACGGCGTTAAAAATACATTAATATTTACGCAAAAATATACACGTGAATACATTGATACTTCAAACGTTGATATGAATGAATATTTGTATAAAAAAGGATATAATGTAACAACGAATCCAAATGGAACAAAAAGAACCAACACAAGAGTTACAAAACAAGGTAGACATTACATGAGAGACGGATCGAACAATATAATTCACTTTGATAAAAACGCAAACAAAGAAATATTTCGATTAGAAAATATTCAATTACAAAAATGGAATCATATTGCATTGAATTTATACAATGGAACGATGGACATTTTTTATAATGGACAATTAGTCAAATCTCAACCTGGTGTAGTACCATGGATTGATGTATCTAGCTTTTTAACAATTGGTAGTAATAATGGAATTAGTGGTGGTGTTTGTAATATGACATTCTTTAATAAACCGCTTACTTATACACAAATATATTATTTATATGAATTATTTAAGAACAAGACACCCCCAATCACTTATTCTAATTTTAATAAGACAGTGGTTTTTATTCCTTCTAATAACCAACCAACAAATAAAAAAACATATACAAAATATGGAAGCGATACAAATACAACTATATTAACTCAATCACCTGCATTAATGCCATCAACTACTCCTCAAACTACCACAACAACTACACAAAATAATAGTAATATACCAACCCCATATGTAATGGCACCTCCTTTTTTTACCAGAATGTTTAATTCTTTGTCATAATAATATAATTTTATAGCAATTATTTGTTTTAGCACTTTATATATGTTTGTTAATTTATTTGTTATACTTTACTTATTTTATTAGTTATACATGTAATAAAATATATATCGAATAATATAATTATTATTTTTCTACAATTATAATATATAAACAAGTCATGAATATTTTTTTGATCATCTTTATCATTATATTGATATATTTTACTATTATGTATTTTATGAAACCAAGTAATACATTATCAAGTACGGTTTCAAATGCACAAACACAGGTAGTTATCCCTGCAAGTACTTTAATAGGTGGTAACAATGGTACATCATCCAATTTTGCATATTCTATATGGTTTTATATCAATGACTGGAATTATAATTACGGGAAACCAAAGGTATTATTTGGTAGATTGAATCCAGGTGGTACAGATAGTAGTGGAAATACACAATCAGGTGTTCAAAATGTATATGGAGTAAATCCATGTCCATTGGTTGTATTAGGTGCAGTAGAAAACAATTTAGGAATTGTTCTAAGTTGTCAAGGTTCCCCAAATCCAAATGTAAATTTAATACATACATGTAATGTAGCGAATATTCCTATACAAACATGGGTAAATTTACTGATAAGTGTTTATGGTCGAACATTAGACGTTTATATTGATGGAAAACTAGTAAAAACATGTGTTTTACCTGGTGTATCAAAAATACCGACTACAAATCCACCGTCTATCTACGTAACACCAAAAGGAGGTTTTGATGGATACACATCAAAATTCCAATATTGGAATACACCATTAAATCCACAACAGGCTTGGAATGTTTATAATAGTGGTTATACAAGTACAGGTGGAAAATTAGCTAGTATGTTTGGACAATATAAATTAGATGTGACATTATTGAAAAATAATACACCAGTCAATACTATTCAGATTTAAACATAATGTTTGCTTTCTCAAATTTTGAATTTACATTATAACTAGTATATTCGTATTTAATATTTTACTCTATACACTATACACTATATTTATTAACCAAATATATTACCATATAATCTAAAAATATATAAAAATTTAAAATGATTTTTATATATATAATATATAATATACCCATAAATATTATATTAATATCATTAATATTACATTTAAGAAAATTATACATAATAAACAATACAAATGAGCAGTACTCCTAATAACAATTCTTTATATAATAAATTTACTTTAAAAAGTAGTGGCTCAACACCTTCGGGATCTAAATCTACCTCCAGTTCAACAAGTAATAGCATATTTTCTGAATCAAATAGTTTGATATCAAAAGTAGCATTTTTATTATTAGTTATTTTTGGTTTTATTATTGCATTACGTTTAGGAATCATGCTAATGAGTTCTATTTTTAGTCGAAGTCAAAATCCACATTTAATTAATGGTATGGTAGATGCAACACAAAGTTTAGTTATTAATCAAAATCCTAGTATAAAGGGTTCAAAAATGGTACCTAGATCAATAAATAAATCAGGAGGTATTGAATTCACATGGTCAATATGGATATATGTTAATGGAATTGACACATCAGGTAATCGTTTAAATTCTGGTAATTCAGGTGTATATAGACATATTTTTAGTAAAGGAACCGATAGTTTTTTACCCAATGGATTGAACTTTCCAAATAATGCACCTGGTTTATATTTAACTCCTTATAAAAACGAATTATTAGTGATAATGAACACAAATCAGGTTATTAATGAAGAAATTAAAATCCCAGATATTCCATTGAATAAATGGGTAAATGTTATCATAAAATGTGTTAATACAACACTTGATATATATATAAATGGAGTTATAACAAAATCAACTAATTTATCTGGAGTTCCAAAACAAAATTATGGAAACGTATATGTTGCTATGAATGGTGGATTTAACGGGTATATTTCTAATTTATGGTATTTTAGTAAAGCATTAAATTCTGTTGATATTCAACAAATTGCATTTAGAGGTCCAACTACTAAAACAAATATTAGTAATACTGGCTCGAGTGGATTACAATTACGATATCCTAACTATCTATCATTACGATGGTATTTTGCTGATAGTAGAAATGAATTTAATCCTTAGATTTTTTTTATTGATAAACACCAACATCACCAACATCACCAACATCACCAACATCACCAACATCACTAACAAAAAATAAACGTAACAATGAAAAATATTATATTATCTTGATATAAGATATAAGATTACATATAACATACAACATACAACATACAACATACAACATACATATATAGAATATATAACGAAAATGAGCTGTTTGGGGCCAAATTATGTTATAACAACAACTAATCCATGGTATAGAAGACAAGGTATATGTAGTGATCCTAGTATTTATACGAATAATAATATAAAACCAAATGATACAATATATGTTCCTATATTAAAAAAATACGTTTTATTTAGTGATTTAAATAATGCATTTAATATGTATAAAAAAGCAAATGTATTACAATACAATACACAAAAATCTCCATTAACAAAAAATCAAATATACTCTTCAATATGTAATGGGTATTGGGTTGGTAAAAAAAGTTATGCTAGTCAAAGTGAAACTTTTACAGATCCAAATATTAATTATTTGAAACGTGTTAATTACACTGTTATTAATTCTGAAACTGAAACACAAACAACAGAACCTATAACATGTCCAACAAATATTCTACAAAGAGTAGCAAATACCTTGCCACCAAATAACAATACACCAAGTAATCTTCCTAATATACTTCCTCCTAAACCGACACCATTTAAAAATAAATTTACATTGCCTGATATAAAACCTGTTGTTAATACTCCGCAACATAAAAATATTCCTGATGGTGGTAATCTTATTATAGGGACATTATCTGATATATGTAGTGGTAAAACTAAAATTATTTGCTTGAATAACCCTATTGTATGTTTTCCTTCAAGTTGTTCAAACGTTCCGAGAGAAAACGGAAAAGATACAGAATTATGTTACACAAAAGGTTCTCCTATTTGGAATACAAAATCTGGTATAAATACCTCTTCTGCAACAGATGGAAATAAATTTCCTACTAATTATAAAGGTCTAGTGTCTGCAAATTCAATTGTTTCTAGACCTATATAAAATAAACATGTAATTTTTTTTATAATCAATCACTTTGCAACGACTGTAATAGGTTCATAATGATCCCCATTCCAATGTATGTTTATTGTATTTGAAATATTTCCATGTAAAGGAATAAATTCAATAATTCTATTTGCATCATCCCTATAATTTAATACATTTATTTGTATATTCCATATATTACATGCACATTGAATTTCAATAGCTCCACCACATGTAGATGTTTCTCTCATATTTGTAATATAAGTATCTTTGTCAGTGGCTTCATTGTTAAGAATATCACGAGTTTCCAAACCATCTATAATAGGTTTGTTTTCTTGTAAATAGTCGCATATCGTCTGTCTCATTTTGTAACTGTCTTCATTGACAAAATAACTTAAACTATTGAATAAACAACTCATTTATATTTTATATCTAATATAAAATATAAATACTAAATACTAAATACTAAATAAAATTCAATTTACAAACCTATTGTCTCAAATTAGGATTAATACATATTTCTTGTGAAGGAAAAATATCACCAGACATACATTTTTCATTACTATTTACTTGAATACAACTACGAAACCCTCTATCTTCACCGATAAAACACCAACCGGATTTTGAATTAGATTTACTTTGTTGAATATTACTCATTGAATCATCCGCTGTATAATTAAATGTATTAGGTGTATTGTTTGACATACTATTATTATTATTATTCATTGAACCATTTGTATCTTCAACCAATGCTGTATTTAATGCTTTATCCAACGCATTATTGTTTAGTGAATTTGCTAGTGGTATTGAATTAGAAACATTCTGTGCTGGTATATTTTTCAATGATGTAGGTGGTTGTGGTATTTGCTGTGTTTGCTGTGTTTGCTGTGTTTGCTGTGTTTGCTGTGATGTAGGATATTGTCCATTATTTTTAATAGAACCATTCGATGCAACTGTTTGTGGTAAAGAGGTTGGTTGTTTATATGATTGCGTACTAGGAGACGGAGAATTAGATGCTTGGTTGCTATTTGAATTTATTATATTATTCAATGAACTATTACCAGTTTGTTGCACGGTTAATGTATCTGCTGCAGAAACACCTCCTTTAATTGTTCCTTGAGCTATAAATAACAAATCATATACTCCCCGAATAGCATTTGTAAAAATATTTAAAATAGATCCTTTAAAAATCGAATGGAATAAATTTTTAAATGCTGTTGTAATTGGCTTTATCGCATTTATAACATCTTGTGTACCAACTGCTAAATATACAAATATATTAATACCTAATAACCCAAAAATAAAGATAACCAATACAAAAATCTTCCAATCTATTCCAAATATTTTAGTAGATGATGTGTTTGAATTCGAAGAATCACCCATACCCATACCCATTCCAGGGGATGAAACACTTGATGAACTAGTAGTAAGTGATTTAAGACCAGACTGAATACTTGAAGATAACGAACTTAGTTTATTCTCCATATTATTTTTTGATTCATTATCGTTATTTGAATTCATTCTAATATATATATTCAATTAGAATTAAAAATGCGTTAATAAAACATAATATTAGTTTTATTATTTAAAAGATAACAAATATAAAAATTGATTCATATCAGACAATATTTCATCACGAATATTATATAAATCTGTATTTGACATTTTAACCATAAATGGATTTGAATTTAAATTTACTAAATATTCTTTAAATTTAATAATTTCATGTTTAAATTTTTTCATATCTTCTACGGATGAATTAAAATCCATCAATTTCAAACTATTGGTTTTCAATAAATCTATACGATTTCCTGCTTTTCCTAATAAAACTTCAATAAATCTATCCATATTTTCATTTAATTTACTATATAACTCATCGGTAGCTTTATGAGTTGCATAACTATGTGTCTTCCAATGATATAATTTTATCATAACGATTGTTTCTAGAAAACGCAGTGTTATTTCTCTCTCAAATACATCAACGTTTCCAGGTGATCTGTGTAAATTTTTGTAGGTTTTATTTCTATTTTTATCTCTATTTCTATTTTGTGAGTTGCGTCTAGTAGCAGTAATAGTAACAGTTCTATTATGATATTTACGCATGGTTCTAGTTAATATATAATAATATTTTTATTTTTATAAATGTGGCAATGAGTATGTATATGAGTATAAAAATAAAACTATACCCTGGGAACAAATTCTTCTCCAAATGCATTCATCTTTTCTAGTTTCTCAATTGTTTTTTCTAAATTACTCTTGGACGTATTATTAAACAAGTAATCTGTATTAGGTGACTTTTCGTTTTTTTTTATTTGTTTATAAATATTATCTATTTTGTTCAATACAATTACTAATTTTTCTTTTTGTTCATTCGAAAGCAATTCTTCATTACCGATATTTATAATTGTTTCTGTTAAAATTGAAACTGCATAATATATTAAATATTTTCGTTTTTTAAATATACTTTGACTATTACCATATCGCAAACAATACAAATTCAACAAACTTTTCATAATTTTTTTAATTAATTCGCTTTTATCATTGGAATAATACAATAAAACATCCCATATTATCCATATTATATCCATTTGAAATTTACTATCAACCGGCATATTAGTGCGTCTTTCACATATGCATTTTTCTTTTTTGGTTTTACAAATGTGCTCAAACTCCATTATCCATTCAACCCAGTAACAGGCTTGTATTGTATTTTTACCATCATTGGATATATTATATATCAATTCATTGATTGCTATAAATAATTCTTTAGGATCATCTTTTTTAAAAATAGAATTAGCATAATAAACGTCGGGCGCTTTTAATTTATTTGTCATATTTATCATTTCAAATTCTTCTTTCTTAATATTGATTGATTCGAAACAATGACGTCGTTTAACACTGCATAATATAAACATAATTTCTGCAAATAGTTTTCTTATTTTTGAATTATTACGCATTGAAAGTTCGGATTGAACATATCCATTCTGTAATATAGTTTTAAATGTTTGAATTCTTACTTCAAGATAAACAGATAATTTAGGATTACCCAAATGAATATATTTACTAAAAAAATAAATAATAATGTCCCATAAATCAATATAATTTCCTGAACAAATTAATTCAGCGGACCAATAGATGGATGATTCTATATTGGAACTAATTAAGCACTTTAATATTTCTTTTTTAACATCTGTTTTTTTAAATTCAGAAAATGTTATTCCTTTAAATTCTTTTGCTGATCGAATGTCATTAATTTCATTATCCATGATTTATGTGTATTGTGATTTAATATACATAGAATAAAAAAAATACAATAAAAATACTAAAATACCGATAAAAATACTAAAAATACTAGAAATACAATAAAAATCCCGATAAAAATTATAAAATAAAATTATAAAATAGAATATCTATTATAATTTATAATACAAACCTATATATAATACAAAATGACTAAATTTAAAAATACTATCATGAGCAATATTATAGAATCTTTTGATGATTTATACAAGCATACATCTGCATGGGGAAGAATATTAATATTTTTTTTATTGTTTGCTGTCATTTTTTTCATATCCAAAACATTTAATAAATCACAAAAACAGGAAGGATTTACAACTAATTTTAGTTATTTAAATAATGATATAACATCAGAATTAAACACTACAAATTTAAATTTAGATTCCAATTTTTCTGTTAAATCTAGTATGACTGACGTTTATGATGATTTTTATGCAAATATATACGATGATTTGCTTTATTATAAATTTAAAAATAAATATGAAATTGGAATACTGATAAACAATACATATCCTACAAGTGAAAGTGTTATTTTAGACATTGGTTCCGGTACTGGTCATTATGTAGGTAATTTAGCATCAAACGGATATATTGTTAAAGGTATAGATATTTCACCTTCTATGATAAAAAAAGCAAAACAAAATTATCCTGCACTTGCGAGTAATTTCATTCATGGTGACGTTGTTGATATCAACATATTTAATCAAAACAGTTTTACACATATAAACTGTATGGATTTTACAATTTACTACATTGAAAACAAATCCGCATTTTTCCAAAACTGTATGAATTGGTTAATGCCTGGTGGTTATTTATTACTACATCTGGTTGATAAAAATAGTTTTAATTACCGTATTCCATCGAGTGGATTATTCAATAATGATAAAAATTCAGAAAAACAAATGGGTAACGCTCGAATTATTCAAAACAAAGTGGCTATTCCAAACCATAATATGGAATATTCATCTATTTTTGAAATCAATAACGAAAATCATTATGCTACTATTAATGAAACATTCAAAAAAAGTAGTAATGATAATCAACTAGTTAGAAAAAATACACATACATTGTATATGGAGTCAATCGATGAAATAAATAGTATGGCATTAAATGAAGGGTTTATTTTACAAGGTATGATAGATATGGGAAATATAGAAAATTCACGACATAATCAATATATTTATGTTTTTACAAAACCTAATTAGTTTGGCGAAATATTGTAGGTTGTCACTGAACCCAAATTTTTCAAAAATACATTCTCTTTTTTTATAATTTCAAATTTTATATCAAATTCTATTTCTTCTAATTGTTCATATATATG